ATGCTTGAAATAGAGGATAAATCATCGGTGTCTAGTCTTTATTTTGACTATGAAATAGTTAGAAATCCTAATGATTTGCCTCGTACAGATGAGTTGCATAATTTTGTATCGTTCATAACTGAAAGACTTATTCGTTCTGGATTAGTGAAGGTGAAGAATGAAGCGAATCGAAACAGTGATATTGGAAAATCTGCTGTATAATGATGAGTATACAAGAAAGGTATTGCCCTTTCTCAAAGCAGAGTATTTTACAGATAACAATGAAAGAACGGTGTTCACAGCCATCAGTGAATTTGTCGGGAAATATTCTGCTCTACCCACAAAAGAAGCAGTTGGAATAGTAGTAAAAGAAAGTAAGATTCTTACGGAAGAGCAGTTCAAGAAGTGCCGTGAGATTATAGAAGCACTTGAAGATGAAAAACAAATTCAACAATGGATTGTTGATGAAACAGAAAAATTCTGCAAAGAAAAGAGTCTTTACAATGCGGTTCTCGAATCAATCCATATCATCGAAGGAAAGTCCAAAAGCAGGACTCCCGCTGCACTTCCTGATATCCTCTCCAAAGCCCTTGCAGTCTCATTCGATACCCATATCGGACATGACTACATTGAAGATGCTGACTCCCGATTCGAATTCTATCATCGGAAAGAGTCAAGACTCCCTTTCGACTTGGAATACTTTAACACCATCACCAACGGCGGTGTCCCGCAGAAGACGCTGAATATTATTCTTGCGGGAACAGGAGTGGGAAAATCGCTCTTTATGTGTCATCATGCGGCTAATTGCCTTTCATTGGGAAAGAATGTTCTCTATATTACTTGTGAGATGGCAGAAGAGCGCATTGCCGAGCGCATTGATTCTAATCTTATGGATACAACTTTGGATGATTTGAAGGCTCTTCCGAAGGATGTATATGATAAAAAGATGGACAGAATTAGAGAAAAAACAGGGGGGAAACTCATTGTTAAAGAGTATCCTACCGCTTCAGCAAATGTCAATCATTTTCGCATTTTGCTTGAAGAACTGAAATTGAAAAAGAGATTCGTTCCAGATGTTATCTTTATCGACTATTTGAATATATGTGCATCTGCTCGTATAAAGATGAACGCATCTGTTGGCTCTTATTCTTACATCAAATCTATTGCAGAAGAATTGCGTGGATTGGCTGTGGAGATGGGAGTTCCGATTTTCTCTGCAACACAGACAAATCGCACAGGCTTTACAAATACTGATGTAGGTCTTGAAGATACATCAGAATCATTTGGTCTTCCTGCCACAGCAGACTTTATGTTTGCTCTTATTACAACTGAAGAAATGGATAAATTAGGTCAAGTTCTAGTAAAGCAGTTGAAAAATCGGTATAACGATACAGCGAACAACAAACGGTTTGTTGTGGGTATCAATCGTGCCAAAATGAAACTCTTTGATGTAGAGGAGTCTGCACAAACGAACATTGTGAACACTACTCCTGCACCAAAGCAGCAATTCAAGGGATTTACAGAGAAAAAACAATTTGGTAAGAAAGATCAGATAGATTCTAAATTCAAAGGATGGAAAGTATGACTGATAAAAGAGAAAACAGTGAACAAAAGCCAAAGATTAAGAGTGTTATCATTGACTCCGAACTAAAGGAGTGGGAAGAATGGGGAAACAAATACTTTGGAAATGGTGAATATGGTTATGATACATTCATAAAGGATGATTTGAAGAATAAGAAGAGAAACTGAATGTCAACCTATATCGACAGGAAATACATTGACCTTGTTAGTTCCCAACTCCGCAATTTCAAGTGGAAGAAGGGAACCTTGGCTAATTGCTCTTGTCCTATTTGTGGAGATTCAAGCAAGAACAAACGCAAGGCACGGGGATTTTTCTTTCAGAAGAAGGGAGACTTCTTCTATATGTGCCATAACTGCGGGTTCTCTTCAACATTGTATAACCTTCTTTCTCAAATTGCTCCTTCTTATGCAAAGGAGTATTCTTTGGAGAGATGGAAGAGCGGAGAAACAGGACACTCAAACTATGCCAAACCAACTATTTCAATTCCAAGTCCAGTGTTCAACAAGACCACAGGAAACTTGGAGTGTGTGGCAGATTTAGACGAATCTCACCAATCTGTGCAGTTCTGCATAAAGAGAAAGATTCCTAAAAATCAATGGAAACGCCTCTTTTATACAGATGATTTTGCAAAGTTTGCCATGACTCTTGATGATACTCTTGAGTTGAAAAAGAAAGAGAGCAGACTTGTTATACCATTTTTTGACGCAAACAACAATGTTATTGCAGCACAAGGTAGATTATTGGAGATCAAGTCTGCAAATGATATCAGATACATGACAGTAAAGGCAGACAAGTCTATAGATAGACTTTGGTATGGAATAGAAGAATGCGATCCTTGTAAGAAGATTTATGTTCTTGAAGGCCCATTGGACTCCTTGTTTCTTCCCAATGCGGTTGCAATGATAGGTGCTTCTAATTTCTCTATTCATCCTAAAATTGCTGATGCAGATATAACGATTGTATTGGATAATGAGCCAAGAAACAGAGAGATTGTTTCTCTGATGGAAAGGTTTATTGATAGAGGATATAGGGTTTGCATATGGAAAGACGATATAACTGATAAAGATATCAACGATATGGTTCTATCTGGCAAAAGTGTAAAGGATATAGTAGAATCCATAGACAGCAGTTCTTGTAGTGGGATTGAGGCTAAGTTAAAGATGAATTTTTGGAAGAAGGTTTGAAATGAAGATTGATGTTTTGAATGATGGTTTTGTTGAATTGGTGCAGCACATGGGAAATGATCTAACCGTGGTAAATGCTGCCCGTGTGTCTTTCAATAAAGAGAGTACAGAGTTTGGTGATCGTGATGAAAAACTCTTGCAATATCTTGCAAAGCACAACCACTGGACTCCCTTTGCCCATCCGCAGATTACCCTGCGGATAAAGGCTCCTATTTCTATTCGTACACAATTCTTTAAACACAAGCAAGGGTTTGTTGAGAATGAAATCTCACGCCGATATGTTACATTTGAACCAGAGATGTACCTTCCAAGGTGGAGAACCAAACCTACGAATGGGGCAAAGCAAGGCTCTGAAACATTCATGGAATATGGAGATCAGTGGAATTCTTGCAATATTATGTACAGCGATGCGGTCGAGCAGTGTTTGACCGCCTACAACAGCCTGTTGGAGAAGGGCGTAGCACCCGAACAGGCACGGTTTGTACTCCCACAAGGGGTCTACACCGAATGGTGGTGGACAGGCTCTCTGGCGGCTTATGCACGCTTCTACGGGCAGAGAACCGATCCCCATGCTCAATGGGAAATACAAGAATATGCTCATGCTGTCGGGCAGTTGATTTCTAATATTTTCCCAAAATCTTGGCTTGCCCTGACCAAAACTAACTAAACATTCTTTTTTCGGAGTTGGATTCCTATCAGATTTCCGACGATAGATAACAGTCCGTACATAACTTGGAGTATCATATGTCAAAGAATTTACCTACGCTTTATCAGGATTTCATCCACCTTTCCCGCTATTCCCGCTGGCTTGAAAAGGAGGGAAGACGGGAGCACTGGAATGAAACAGTTAAGCGTTATTTTGATTTCTTTGAGGAGCATCTCCAAGAGAATCAGAAATATAAGATCACGGCAGCAGTTCGCCAAGAACTTGAACAGGCTGTACTGAATCTTGAAATCATGCCGTCTATGCGTGCACTGATGACCGCAGGAGAGGCACTGAAGCGTGACAATACGGCAGGATATAACTGTTCATATGTCGCAGTTAATAGGGTTCGTGCATTTGATGAGATTCTCTACATACTAATGTGCGGTACGGGTGTTGGATTCTCTGTGGAGAGACAATATGTTGAAAAACTACCTACAATCGCTGAATCGTTTACTGACTCGGATACGACAGTCATGGTACAGGATTCCAAGGCTGGTTGGGCTAAGGCTTACAAAGAACTTGTATCCCTACTCATTGGAGGTCAGATTCCAAAATGGGACTTATCTAAAGTACGACTTGCTGGCGCACGACTTAAAACATTTGGAGGGAGAGCCTCTGGCCCAAAGCCTCTCGATGATCTTTTCCGATTCACCTGTGATACTTTTAAGAGAGCGGCAGGACGCAAACTTACATCCATCGAATGCCACGACATCGTATGCAAAATTGCAGAAATTGTCGTGGTCGGAGGAGTCCGTCGATCTGCTCTTATTAGCCTATCGAATCTCACAGATGAGCGGATGCGTGAAGCAAAAACGGGAGCATGGTGGGAAGCAAACCCACAGCGGGCTTTAGCAAACAACTCTGTGGCTTACAAAGAGAAGCCCGAGATCGGCGTATTCATGGACGAGTGGGTTTCTCTGTACAAGTCCAAGAGCGGTGAGCGTGGAATCTTCAATCGTCAAGCAGCACAGAAGACTGTTGCAAAATTGGGAGATCGTCGTGATCCTTCATATGAGTTTGGAACGAATCCGTGCTCGGAGATTATTCTTCGTGACCGTGAATTCTGCAATCTCACAGAGGTAATTGTCAGACCAGAAGATACATTTGAGACTCTGAAGCGCAAGGTTCGTCTTGCGGCAATTCTTGGTACTTGGCAAGCATCTCTTACATACTTCCCTTATCTTTCGAGCGATTGGAAGAAAAATTGTGAAGAAGAAGCATTGCTTGGAGTTTCTCTTACAGGAATTCTTGATAACAAGATGATGCGTAATGATGTTCCTGTTCCCCCAACTGCACTGCCACAAATACTAACTTCTCTTAAGAATGAAGCAATCGAAGTAAACAAAGAGTGGGCAAAGAAGATCCATATCAATCCTGCTGCTGCTATCACTTGCGTAAAGCCAAGCGGAACAGTATCACAATTGACCGATGCTGCATCGGGCATCCATCCACGCCATAGCGAATACTACATCCGCACAGTCCGTGCAGATCGTAAAGATCCGCTTTGCCAGATGATGATTGATCTTGGCTTTCCTGCGGAGCCTTGTGTGATGAAACCCGATAGTGTTATGGTGTTCTCATTCCCACAGAAGGCGGTCGGATCATTCACAAGAAATGATTTGAGTGCAATAGAACACCTTGAATTGTGGCTTACATACCAAAGAGGGTGGTGTGAACACAAGCCTTCGATTACCATTACTGTTCGTGACCATGAATGGATGGAAGTTGGAGCATGGGTTTACAAGCACTTTGATGAGATTAGTGGAATTTCATTCCTTCCTCATTCGGATCACTCTTATCGTCAGGCTCCGTATCAGGATTGTACAAAGGCTCAATATGAGGAACTACTTGCGAAGATGCCAAGAGAAGTAGATTGGTCTAATCTTCAAAATTACGAGAAGGAAGACAAAACTACAGGCACACAGACATTTGCTTGCAATGGCGACAAATGTGAAATAGTAGATCTAACATAACTAACAAAGGAGATAGATCAATGGTAAATAGACTAATCGGTATTTTAGCAACACTGCTTGTTTGTGCAACCACAACTGCACAAACCCCACCAAACAAGGTTCCACAACCAGACGGAACCATTCAGTTGGTTCCTGTTCCGCCAGCGACAGTTTTTACCCCATACTTTATTGACCCTACAATGGGATACCGTATCCTGTTGGAATCACAGTGGTCAAACAAGGATTGGGATGGTAAGAATAAGAACGGAAAAATTGCAAAGAAAGGCGATATTGTCGAAGTTCGCATTCTTGCCCAACCCATTTCAAAGACCAAAGTAGTTGACGGCAAGACAGTAAGCCTTTGGAGTGTTTTCCGTGGTGGTGATTTTATCGTATCATGGGACAGCACAAAGTTTGAATTGGTTGAATCACCAGTTGGTGGGTTTGGATATGATACAACTGTGATGAATTCTGCAAAGAGTGGAATTGTTGCACCAGAGCAATCTGGTGGGGTGAATGAGTCTGCACTTCCACAAGACGGAACCGTTCTATTCCATGCTGAAGCACTCCCTGTGCCAGAGAAGCGTACACCCGCTCTAAAGCCTCTCTACTACCAGTGGAATTTTGATGGATATCTTTGGGCTAACGCATTCAGAGTCATGGGCACTCTGAAGTTCAAGGTGAAGGGAGACTTCTATTATCCAACAAGTCAATCAACAGACATCAAGATATTACCAAGTATTACCATTAATGGGGTTGAAACAAAAACCCGTATTGATGGAAGCCCTACTATCGGAAGCAATGTTCTTAGCGAGACACGGAATGGAGTCAACGCAATCCAATTTGGAGTTGGAGCGGACTATAAGGTTTCCCATACTCTTTCTGCCCCTACGACTAAATTCAAGGTAGGAGACATTGTTCCTGTGAAGATTCTTGTGAAGAACGAGACTCTACCGCAGAGGATATCGAGTGTATGCACTCTATTCTCTTGGGATACAAGCAAATTGGAGTTCATGGGCATCAGCACAACAGGAGCAAGAGCAGCACAGTCAAACTCTATTTACATGGTTGGTGCTGGTAGCATCAATGAAGCATCTGTTCCCAAAGATGGAAATGCTGCCCATGTATGGCTTTCT